ACGTAGGAAATATCGAGGCCGAGGATACCGCGAATAAGTATGTTAAAGTCAATGGCACTCAGATAGGGTCGTGGAATAACCCAACGCAAACGTGGAATATCGTTGTAAAGCAGGGTGGCGTTCAGGTCGGGTCAAACGTGGGAAACGAATGGATAGTACCCGCGTGCCCAACGGTCTACACACTATCACTCGCCACCTCATCAGCCACACCCGCCTACAACGCCTCATATACAATCACCGCGACCGCATCGGGATTCACACCCACAAGCTACACCTTCGGCTACATGGCCGACAGCAACGGCAACTATTCGCGCACTACGCAGGTGGGAAATGCGTTAGCGATCACAGCAAAGGGCTACGGTGTGCAGACGGTAATCGTGACTGCCACCGATGGCGTGACCACCGTTGGCGCGACCATTCAGGTGACGGTAGCCCAAATGACTCAGGTGACGGACTTTCTAACGAACACGGGCATCGTTGACGCGACAATAACATCAGCTGTTCGCACATTGGCCCTTCGCTTAGATGACTACGGCTTATGGTCAAAGGTCAGGGCATTATATCCGTTCGTGGGCGGAACAGCAACTACACACAAATACAACCTCAAAGACCCGCGCGACTTGGACGCTGCATATCGCTTAGTGTTCGCGGGCGGGTGGACTCACGATGCAAACGGAGTCACGGGTAACGGAGTCAACACTTCGGCAGATAGCAAGTTGGCGAATAACGTCACGGGTCAGAACTCGTTGACATTGGGGGTATATAACCGAACGTCAGGTACTGGAGGTGTGGAGTGGTCAGGATCGGTCACACCGCGCACATGGCTTGCAGGCAACATCTCAGGCACCGCATACTTTGACCTGAACAACGGGGCATCAACGGCCACCACAACGGCACCCGCTGACGTTCGGGGCACACTCATGGCCTCGCGGGTGCTTTCGTCCGCTACCGAGCTTAATTTGAACGGGCAGGGGCAACGTACAACAGCAGCAACAAGTAGCGCACCCGCAGCAACTAACTTCATCTTAGGCCAGTTCAGCGGTGGCGGGTTCACAACCGCCCGCAACTATGCGGCAGCGTGGCTAACGGACGGCCTGAACGCGGAGGAGGAGACGCACTTTCGCGAGGTAATGCAGACGTTTCAAACATCACTTAGCCGTCAGGTGTAATGATCGCACACATCACAGACGAACAGCGGAGCGAATTGGTCGGGAAACTATGGCAACCCGACAGCTTGTTTGCACCTTTCACGGCCAATAAAGGATGGGCAATCTCATCAAAAGAGGTGACAGGCTGCGAGACTAAGGGCCTTGAATGGGTCTGCAAGCTTGAGTTAGTGGACTACGTGCCTGAACAAGTAGAATTACCATGAGCAAAACAATGGAAATCGACCTGACCACCTACGCTCCGACCATCGCCACCGCTGCGGCAGGCGTGGCTACTACAATCATGGCATGGCGTAAGGGGCAATCTCAGGCGAAGGGGTCTGAGTTGGACAACGTCAACAGGGCCATAACAGTATGGCGTGAACTTGCCGAGGGGTTAGAGGGTCGGCTTACGGTCATGGCACGACAGGGTGAAGAGTGCGAGAAAGCACGGCAACAACTTATCGAGGAGTTCGCGCGGCACAAAGCCGAAAACGATACCCAAATGAAAAAGCTGACAGACCGCCAACTGAGGATGGCCGAGGCTATGCAGCAGATGTTCAAGCAGCAAGGTGTTGACGCGAAGATCAATCTCGATCTGCTGTAATATGCAAGGCCGCAACGTGTTTATGGGTATGTTGGCGTTTGCCGTCATAACTGGCACGTTTGCGCTTGTGTTCCTGTTGTTCTACACGCCCATACCCGAAAGCTCGCACGACCTTGTGAACATTGCATTAGGCGCACTTTTGACCGCTTTCGGAACGGTTCTCAATTACTACTTTGGCAGTTCAAAAAGTTCCCGTGACAAAGACCAACGCAACACAGCACAAGCCGCGCCCGAAGGTCAGGCGTAAGGGCGTACACAGCAAGAACAACAAACCCGCGAAATTGTCGCGCGGGCAGGGGTGAGATGGCTGAACTAACAACAATATACACCGTCAAAACAACCGCTGCGTTTCGCCTCGTGGTGTTCTTTGCGCAACGGTCATATCTGCATAGGCTGTTGAAATATCTTGGGCCACTTAATATAGTGGTCTACTCGATAGACGGCAAGCGCACAGGTGCGACTAAGTTATCAGACATACTATGCCCATCGGACGTTGGCGGGCAAGGGTGAAGGTTTCATCTCTTTTTAATCGGTCGCGCTGTTTTGTGCCGTATGTTTGGCGGTCAATACACCGACCTTTTAACCCTGATAAGACTGATAGGATGACCGACAAACAGATTGACAACCTCGCATCAATCGGGTCAGCGGCAATTGTCACAGCAACGCTTATATTCAGCTATTACCTATGCATGATAGGCATTGAAACGCTGCTGTCATTTGAAATGCCTCACTGGGTGTTTTGGGGTACTTTTGGATGGTGGGCATCGCGAATCTACTACTATGGCTTAGACTACGCGAGAACACTTGCTAAGAAACGTAGATCAAATCATGACCAATGACCACCCATTTCACTATTGACGAGCTTGTCGATCCTTGGTTCCTTGAGAACTACACGGAGGCAGAATGTTGGGCCATGCTCGATCCGATCGCGCTAAAGGCAATTGACGCGCTTCGGGATAAGTTCGGCCCCATTCGGATCAACGGCATGGGGTACAAGGAATCGGGACTGAGACGAATGGACACGAAAACTGGCGCGAAGTATTCAATGCACAAATCGGGCTGCGCGTTCGACCTCAAATTCCTAACCAAAGGCACGACCCCGCGCACGGTGTTTGAATGGATCGTGGCGAACCCAGTTGAGGCATACGCGATGGGTATCAGGCGGGTTGAGGATATTGCCTACACCTCACGCAGCACAGGGCCATACTTTGGCTGGCTCCATATCGACTCTAAGGACACGGGCGCAAACAACGTCAACAAGATTGTAATCGTTAGGCCATGACCGAATCTGAGTTAAATAAGAAAGCCGCGCAGAACCTACAAGACGGCAACCCGATACCGTTTCAACTTATATGGAACGGTGCCGAATTGGTGCTGCGATTGATTACTGAGGCCATCGCGAACAGGTCAACACTTCGCGCACGGGTGAAAGTATTGGAGGGCGTGTGCCTCACCCAGGCTAAACAGATTGAGGTATTGGAGAACCGCTTGACCATATTGGAGGGCAAGTAGCCCCTGCATTTTAATCACATTTTCATTCCGTTTTAATGTCGCCCAATGTTTGGCGGGGGATATTTGACCCCACAAAACAAACGCGATGACCACCACCGACAAACTCCGATCAGGCATATACGCCACAGCCGAAGGGCGTGACGTTGCCGAGCGCATCATTCACTACGCGGGCTACAACGTGCCGAATGGTGAACGGTGTCTGCGTACGATCACAACAACCGACACCGCATTAGGCGAAATATGCCGAGCGTTGAGTATGGCCGCGATCAGTCCCGATGAGATCACACCCAATTACCGTTTGACTGTTCGGATAGCGGATAACCATCTCGTCACCATCGAAGGGCCGACACGGGTCATAGAGGTAAGGTGGTCAGAATCGGAGGGGTAACAATCAAACATCAACCAAAGCCATGAACATTTGCAGAGTAACCGTAACGCCAACATTGGCCGCTGAGTTCTTGAGTAAGAACGTAGAAAGAAACCGCCCCATCAAAAAGGACATAGTAATGATGTACGCCAACGACATGAGTAGCGGAAGGTGGCAAAGCGACAACGGGGAAACCATAAAGTTTGACACTAACGGCTTCCTGATTGACGGGCAACATCGATTGTCAGCCGTTCTGAGGTCGGGAGTATCGATTGCGATGTGGGTCGTGACCGACATTGACCACATTTCTATTAAGACAATAGATACAGGAGCAGCAAGGACTGTCGGCAACATCATGCACATCGATGGGGAGATTGACGCGAATAAAAAAGCGGCCCTTGTACGGAATCTCTTGAAGCTTAAAACGCACTCATGCAAATTTCCTTTGGCACGACCGACCGCCTCAGAACAGATTGAATTTTACGAGGCTAACCGAGACCTGATTGATAGATGCTACAAAATTGCTGACCACTTGGCCCGCAAGTCACAGGTCAAAATACAGGCCAGCATCATCGGTAGCTTTCTTGCAATGTTTGACCAAAGTTCAATAGAAGAGTTTTTTAATCAGGTATGTACTGGAAGGAACATTGAAATGAATGTGATACACCTGTTGCGCGATCGGCTGATACGCAATTTGAGCGCAGTTGCGCCACTTCCAAAATCAAGCGTTGAGGAGTTGATATTGAAGGCTTACGTGTACTTCAAGGAGGGGCGCGATGTGTCCGTACTAAAGTCCGATCAAGATGTGAAACAGCTTTTCATAAGAGCAATCGCCAAATGACCACATCAGTTCTTGGACGGCACTAAAAAAGATATACTTTCCTCAAAGGTTTAACCCCAATTTCATTTCTCAACACGCCACAGGCAAGACCTTTACACAATGACCACATCAGTAGCAATAACACCCAAGACGTTCGAGGCATTGCGCCCGCGATTTGTCGAACTGACCGATGAGCAGACCTATCAGCGAGAGGTATCATTCGCCTGTCAGATACTGGCCAAGAATGACTACTTGGCAAAGGCACAGACGGCATCGATTCAGATGGCCGTTATGAATGTCGCTCAGATCGGATTGAGCCTTAACCCTGCGCTCAAACTGGCCTATTTGGTGCCACGGTATAGCCGCAAGCTGAACGGTGTTGAGTGTTCACTTGAGCCTTCATATCAGGGCCTGGCTAAGTTGCTAACGGACTGCGGAACGGTGAAATCAATTGAAGCCCGCATAGTGTGGGCGGGCGATGACTTTGACTTCGACTTCGCATCAGCGGACAAGGTGACGAAACACAAGCCGTACATCCTTACAGGCAAGCCGAGGGGCGATAAGTTGGCGGTGTACTCCATTGCCATCCTTGCCGATGGCAGCAAGTCGGTTGAGATCATGAGCCGCGAAGATGTTGAGGCCATACGTGAACGGTCGGAGAGCTACCAAAAGGCAAAGGGCAACACGGGCGGCATGAGTTCAACATGGATTACTGACGAGGCCGAAATGTGGCGCAAGTCGGTAATTAAGCGGCACTTCAAGTATCTACCAAAGTCAGGCGGGGCCGAGCGGGTCGCGGAGGCCATCGAAATAGACAGCACCGACTACCCATGCACTCACTCTCAATGGGGCCTTGTGGATACGCTACTCAGGACGGCCACCATCAGCGAGGACGAAAAGGCCAAGATTGAACGCGAGGCTTGTGATTACACATCGATTGAGGCATCGCGGGCCATTGAGTACTTGCAGAACAATCAGCCCGTTGACGATGCGCGTATGGTGCGAGAGATCGCGCAGGAGGCAACGGTGCAATTACCCGACCTCACGCCAGATCATGAGAAATGGGCAGCCGTTGCCGCGAAGGTGAAAGCGGGCACGTCAATGGAGACTATCAGAAAGCACTACAATGTGAGCGAGGAGAATGAGCAACTTTTAATCAACGGATGAGATGGAATCAAAGGAACAAAAGATTGTTTTTGCTGACCCAGCAACAGCCTACGCTTACCAAATTGGAGAGGCGATAAAGTACTGCACCCGATTTGATAATAAGGACAAGCGAGACGAATTGCACCAAAAGCTGATTGAGGTGATAAAGGCGCAAAAGGCTTGAACATTTAACCCCATTTTCATTTCGACAAACAAGAAACACCCGAAACTTGCAGCATGACCCTAACCATCGAAATCTCATCAGCTGACGGCCTGACTACCACTAAAGAGGTTCACGCTGTCATATCGCGCTACCGTGGCACAACTGACGCGGGTGGCGATGATCCTTCAACAGCATCAATCACAACCGTCAAGATAGGCAACAGAGACGTAACCCGCGAGTTTGACGTGCTGTTTGGCCTTGATAACATCACAAGCGAACTGGAGATACAATGAGAACAATAAAGTTTAGGGCTTGGGACAAAGTCCGAAAGGAGATGAACTACAAGGTTCAAATTGGTAATACCGATATGGAAGACCCCAACTACACGTGCAATTCTATCCTTTTGCCTGGTAATGGGTGTTGGATGAACGCGGATCACGTTTGCATTGACATAATGCAGTTCACGGGGCTACTCGATAAGAACGGAAAGGAGATTTACGAGGGGGACATAATTAATAGCTACATGGGCGGCACTACAACCGTGTTTTGGCGCGATGACTCATGCGGCTTCTTTGTTAAGAATGACAACAATGAATGGCCGTTGTGCGGCATACCACAACCAACCGTAACAGGCAACATCCACGAACAATGACCCCCAAACAATCCGAGATCCTTGCCGCCCTAAAAGATGGCCCGCTCACTTACATGGAGATCAAAAAGCGCGTCCGACTCGTTCAGGTCAAGTCACTTCGCGCACTCATCGCGGAAGGGGTGGTAGTGGAAAAGAACGGGAAATATCGGGCAAACATTTAATCTTAAATTCATTTCGCCTAATGTGAGGCGGTCTAAATTTGCGGCATCATCAACACAACCAAAACAACATGAGACAGGAACGACTTTTTGAGGATAAGGTATCATTTGAGTACGTGCCATCAGTCATAGGGTCTGGGTACGAAACCGCTGTTGCTAAACTGGCGATAGAAGACAAGGTGGCATACCGTGCGGCACGTAAAAACATGCAGATACATTCAGCGATCATTCTAAAGATCAATGATGAGTTTGCAGGGTTCTTTACGTTCGAGGTAAATCACGATGCAAAGGAGTTCTGTCTATTGCAGTCTGCAATGTCATTGGACAAAAAAGACAAGGACATTTACAAGCAAATGGTGAATGAGATCATTAAGCAAAACACGTACGGCTATCCAATGGTAATGACCGTTAGCCAAAAGCATGACCTCGAAAACCCGAAGGTATTTTTCTCAATCGGGTTCAAAGAGTACCTGAACATGAGCGGTTATTCGTACGTGGTCTACGGTACGTTTGAGCAAGTGCGTATGAAAAGGCTTGCACATGCCACAATGACAAATGTGTGGATATCAACACGCGCTGACTGGTTGAAAATGAAGCGCGAATGGAACGAGCGTATTGAAGATGCGGGGGAACGCCACGGCATTGAAAACCCAAAATTTGCAAGCCGTGAAGGTGCTTGGATGGGTGATAATGGAATGTCTAATGTTGTGCTTGCCACTCAAGAAATAGAGGACGGGCAAGTAGTCAATAAAAAGGGCAAGTCATTTAATGGAAACGTATCTGTTCTTGACCCAGTGGCCTGTGAGGTTATTCTTCGGTTCTTCATGCCAAAGGACGGTGTTCGTGTATATAACCCGTTTGGCGGTGGCGTTCAGTTCGGCTTTGTAACTGGTTATTGCGGGTACGAATACCTGTCAAGCGAGATCAGGCAGAATCAATGTGATGCAAACAACGCTATCTGTCAGGACTTTTATAACACGAAATGGCTGCAATCTGATAGCTCAAAGTTTAAGCCTAAGCAGAAATACGATTTAGTGTTCACCTGCCCACCATACTATCAGGTTGAAGATTACCTCGATTATGACGGCAACCCGCCTAAAGGTGAGCTTAACTCATTACCCACTTATGAAGAGTTCAGGGATACGCTTTTCATGGGATACAAGAACGCTATTGAGGCCCTGAATGATAATTGCTTTTTCGTTGTAATGACGGGAGACAGCAGAGATAAGAACGGGGCTTATTATGGGTGTGAAGCTGAACATGAACTATTTTTCAAAGAGCAAGGGCTACATATCTACAACAAGATTGTATACCTTGAGTGTGAGTTTACACGATTGGCGCATGCTAAAAGAACGCTTCATTACAGAAAGTTCCCGAAGCGTGAACAGAAGATATTGATTTTCTATAAGGGCGATATGTCGAAGATAAAGGACAGACACGTTAATATAGGTAGGTTGTGAGGACCTATTCAGACATAATCAGTTTTACGAGGAACTCAAGGGGGGTCTATTCATTAGACCCCCTTATCGGTTGCAGGTATGGCATGGCCGAATATGATGGCGGCTGTTACCATGACTGCTATGCGGCAAACGCAGCGGCCCGATATGGGTATGACTTTAGCCAAAGCGTCAAGCGCAACTTTAAGAGTGAAAAGCACAGGCGCGAAATAGTAAACAGCATAAATCGCGCTAAACTCGATTTTGTGCGCATGGGAACAAGTGGCGATCCGTCAGAAGATTGGGAACATACGGTGAAAATTATAAGGCAGATTGAGAAGTGCAACAAGCACATAGTTGTAGTAACAAAGCATTGGACTAATCTAACGCAAGAACACCTTGATTATTTCAAAACAATCAATATATGTATTAACACAAGCACATCAGCATTAGATAGCGAGCGACAGCGAATAAACGCAGTTGAGCAATATGAAGTACTAAAGCGTTACTGCAAATCACTTTTGAGGGTTGTTTCATGTAGGTTTAACATTGAAACTAATGAGGGTGCAAGGATGAATGAAATTCAAAATCAACTATTTGCAAATGATGGTGTTATTGACACGGTTTTACGTGTCGGAAAAAACAACCCATTCGTAAAGTCAAACCTGATAAAAACCGATGTGAAAAAGTTTCTTGGGGCGAAGCAAATAGTAAGCATGCACAGACCATCTATTTACATTGGAAAGTGTGGCACATGCAAAGAAATGTGTGGCGCAAGCATGGTATTAAAAGATCAGCAATATCCAGAAAAGAAAGGTATATACAAACAAATGAGACTTAACATAAAGTAAACTTCAAAGCGCAACTGACGCTTTTCTAAAACCGCCCATTCTGCTTATATTTGCATGGTCGGATTGACGATCTGACCGCAACAAACTCGATGAATACAAGGAACAATTTAACGGAGGGGTAAAAATCAACGGGGGCCGTTCATCGAGCCGTTCCCGTTTACGCGCTTAGTCACCGCGCCCCTCCGCGACCTTGCCAATGTCAAACATCAGCCTATTCAGGCGATTGCCCGAAAAAGACAGACCGCACATCGCGGATGAGACTACTACCATTGCCGACTTCCTGAGTGCCGTTCGATTTGGCAAATGGAAGGATCAAATTGAGGCAATAAGAAAGGTTGAGGATAAGAAGGTGCGCGATGGGATGAAGCGTAACCTTCCGAGTGTGACCGTAAGCGGCACATTCAGAGAGCGCAAGGCGGAACTGATACTCGAACATTCTGGTTTCCTTTCAATTGACATTGACGGTTACACGGATAGAACCGAACTGAATGATGATCCATACACATACGCGCTATTCGGGTCGGCAAGTGGGCGCGGCCTCGTTGTGCTTGTGCGGATCAACCCCGATAAGCACAAGGAATCGTTTAGATGGATTCAGGACTACTACTTCAAACGGTTCGGAATAGTCATTGATCCCGCGCCATCGAGTGTCGCATCACTGCGCTATGTCTCGTTTGACCCTGACCTGTTCATCAATGAGAAAGCGAAAAAGGCACAGGTAAAAGCGGAGCCGAAATCAGCACCTCCCGCGCTGGCAATGGTGCTACCTGAATCAGTGGTCGGTGAAATGTGCGCGGAGGTTCAGCGTTTAGGCATTGACATTGCCCCTGATTACCTGACCTACTTTCGTATGGGGTGCGCCATCGCTAATGGGTTCGGTGAGTCAGGCCGCGCGATGTTTCACACCCTATGTCAGCCATCACCGAAGTACATCAGCACTCAGGCGGATAAGAAATACAACGAGTGTCTGCGTGTCGGGGCGAAGTCGAAGATTACCGTTGGCACCCTTTATTATCTACTCAAGCAGAACGGGATACACGCCCCGAAAAATCAGCAGTCACAAAGGGCGGTTCAGGTTGCCGCATTAGGCAAACGTGCGGGCCGCGCACCTGAGGCCATAGCGGAACAGCTTGTGCAGCTTGAGGGGTTCGGCAAGGAACAGGCTGAACGAATTGTCGATGAGGTCATGTCTCGCGATGACATCGACCTAAAGCGGGTGTCGAACAACCCTGAGAACCTTATCGAGGGGTTGATGGAGTTTCTTAAAACAAATCACCCTATCAGGAGAAACGGCATCACGGGCAAACTTGAGGAGGTCGGTAATGAGGTCAGCAAGGAACGTCTGAACACTATTTTTCTACGCGCCAGGGGTGTGTTCGACACTAAGGACGTGACGTTTGACCTGATCGAAAGGATAATCTTTTCTGACTTCACAAATGACTTCAACCCGATCCGAGAGTACATCGATCGGAACAGGCACAGAAACACTTCAGGCAACATAAAGGCGTTGGCGGACACGATCAAAACAGACACGCCTAACCATGAGATGTTCATCAGGAGGTGGGTTATTGGATGGGTAGCGGCACTTGACGGCCACCCAGTCAGGTCAGTTCTCACCCTGTTAGGTGGGCAGAACACGGGCAAAACAGAATGGTTTAGGCGGTTGCCTCCATCGGCACTTCGCAAGTACTACGCGGAATCTAAGTTGGATGCGGGCAAGGATGATGAAATACTCATGTGCCAAAAGCTATGGGTCATGGATGACGAAATGGGCGGCAAATCAAAACAGGATGAGAAACGCCTGAAGGAGCTGACATCAAAATCAACCTTTTCACTCCGAGCACCATACGGGCGGCACAATGAGGACTACAAACGATTAGCAGTGCTATGCGGAACGAGCAACGAGGAGGCTGTATTAAATGACCCGACAGGCAACACGCGAATACTACCCATCAGGGTGATAAGCATTGACCATGAAGCCTACAACGCCATTGATAAGGATGAGCTATTTATGGAGGCGGTAAGGCTGTACGATGCAGGCGAAGCGTTCAACCTGACCCGTGAGGAACTTGCCCACCTTGAGGGGGTCGGTGCCGACTTTGAAACAACCCCGTATGAGCGCGAATTAATATGCAAGTTCTTTGTTCCCGCTTCATCAGGTGGCGGGTATGCTGAGTGGCTTACATCAACCGACATTAAGGACGCGATTGAGTCAGGAACAAAGCAGCGCATCATGGCACTCAAGCGGTTTGGGATTGAGCTTGTCAACCTATTTGGCAAGGCACAAGTAACCAGAGTCAGAGGCGTAGTTGGCAAAAGGTATCACGTCATTAGGCTGAACGGTGAAAGTGGGGTTACAGGTAACAATGCTGATACTCAGGATGATATGCCGTTTTAAGTGTAACTTGTAACCCGTGTTACCCAAACATTCCTACTAACCCCCACAACCTATACATCACACATCATGCGAATCACTATATACCCTTGTGCATATATATATACTTTCAGAGGTTACAAGGTTACACTATTGCAGAACCCCAATGTTTATGCGGGTTTGAAGGTGTAACCTGTCAAAAATTTCAGAGGTTACACAGAGGTTACACATGATCCACCTTCGACCATACCAATCAGAGGCCATTGCTGAACTGCGTTCAGGCTTTTCGGCCCATAAAAGGCAAGTGCTATGTCTGCCAACTGGGGCAGGTAAGACGGTTGTATTCTCCGAGATGGTGCGACTTGCCGCCATTCGCGGGACAAAAACCCTTGTGCTGACAGATCGGGTTGAGCTATTCGGTCAGACGTTCGGTGCGTTGGGCCGTGTAGGTGTAAACCCGCAACGCATCGAGGCGGGTAGAAAGGCTTTCGACCACCGCGCATTGATAAGCGTTGGCATGGTCGAAACGGTCAAGAGGCGCATGGCCAAGATGGAAGGATACGCGCCCGACCTGATTATCATTGATGAGGCACACAAGGCAAATTTCAACCCAATCATTGAGCATTGGCGTGAGGCACGGGTAATAGGTGCAACGGCTACTCCAATAGGAAAGCACTTTCACCGATACTATACGAACATCGTGGCTAACATTGACATACCTGAGCTTGTGGACTCAGGATACCTCGCAACGTGCCGACCATTTCAAATGGTGCAAGACCTGAGCGATTTGGAAACTAAGGCAGGTGAGTACACAGATGACAGCCTTTTTGCCCACTACAACAAACAAAGCCTTTTCGATGGGGTAATTGAGAACTGGCAAAAGCGCGCGGCCAACATGAAGACGATTGTGTTCAACGTCAACATTGCCCACACCGAAAACATGACTCAGGCTTTTAGAAAGGCGGGCATCAGTTCGGAATGTGTGACATCAAACACGCCAAAGGCCGAACGCGATATGATACTATCCGCGTTCAGGCAAGGGGCATTTCAGGTGCTGAACAACTGCGGGATCCTGACAACGGGTTACGATGAGCCAACGATTGAGTGCGTAGTCATGAACCGCGCAACTAAGAGCCTCCCCCTTTGGCTTCAATGCTGCGGTCGAGGTTCAAGGGTGATCGATGGGATTAAATCAGAGTTCACCGTCCTTGACTTCGGAATGAATCACGATCAGCACGGCCTTTGGGCAGAGACAAGGAGATGGACAATCGCGCCACCGCGCAAAAAGGCCGAACGCGCAGCACCAGTAAAAGAGTGCCCTGAATGTCAATCAATCGTATTTGCATCAGCAAGGACGTGCAGGTACTGCGGTCATGTGTTTCCGTTTGACTCGAAGGAACTTGAGCAAGGACAAATGGTAGAGGTCGGGCCAAAGACACCCGATGACCTGATAGGCCGAAAGATCAGCAGCCTGACGATTGAAGAACTTGCGCGGGTTCAACTGAGCAAGCGTTACAAGCCGTCATTTTGTTGGCGTGTTGCGCGATCGCACGGTCGCGAAGGGATAAGGCGTTACGGTGAAATCTTCAAATACTCACGCGGGTGGGTATATCGTCAGGAACAGGAAATGAGCGACTGCACATACACAGATTACACACTGAAATGAGCGAAGACAAATTACAAGCCGAGTGCTTTATGTGGCACTGGAATACGCACCAGAACGAGCGGGGCCGATTATTCATGGTTCACAACACCCCACGCAACAAGATAGACGGGGCGCGACTGAAAGCGATGGGAATGGTCGCGGGTGTAAGCGACATGATCTACCTGCGAACGAATAAGCCCCCGTTGTGCATCGAGTTCAAAACGGCCATAGGGAGACAGGCCGAAGCGCAGACACGGTGGCAAGCTGTGGTAGAATCATTGGGGTGCGAGTATAAACTAATCCGCTCATTTGATGAGTTCAAAGAGGCAATCGATACCGCCAACGCCTGACCACCTAAAGCACCTTGAGATCAGCCTCGCGCCTTTCACCACCAAAGGCCGCACGTTCAGAGTGTTCGGAACCGAGACTGAGCGAATGGAGTACAGGTGGTCTGACGATGGGGTGCCTGAGTTGGTGACAATCAAAGAACACCGACACCACGTTTTAGACGTAAATACGGACGAGCGTTGGTGGATGCCGCACGATGTTGTGAAACAAGCCCAGACCGCCTTACATTTGGCGCACGAAATCAACACCACAACCAATGACCATTGACCAGATAAAGATCCTTATGGACTGCCCGTTCGTTTCAGTTCGCGGCTTGGCACTTGCAAGCGGAGTCAGCCCGCACGTACTTAGGCGAATTGCCGATGGTAGCCAAGAGAAACTGAAGCCGCACCATCACGCCAAGGTGATTGCTACAATTAAGGCGCATCACATTTTAATCGAATCTTAATGCCGTTTTAATTTCGCCTCATGTTTGGCGCATTTCCTTTGCCCCCGAATCCAAACGACAAGAACAATGACCGACTTCCTGACCCACCCCGCCACCGTTTACGCTTTAATCGCTTACGGTGCGCTCGTCTCAATCGGATGTGCAATTCTTTCATACTTGTGGCAGCTTGAAAAGGATGAGGCCGAACGCGCGGAAAAGGCGGCCAAGTTCTTTGAGGACAAGTCGGCTGAACTGATTAATATCAGAGACGGGCACAAAGAAGTACTCAAACACGCTACCGATCTGATAACTGGACTTGACGTGACGAATAAGGCACTCGCTGACACGAACGCCCACCTCACTGAAATACTGACGAAAGCATACGTCCGCAACGCTTACGGGCAGTTGCAGCGGTACGATGACTGGGCGATCAATGGGGATAGGAAACCGAAGCCGCGCACGAAATGATCCAACGCGCATACTACACCGCCTGCATCATTGTCGGACACGCTGTTATCATGGTCGCGGCAATCATAACTATGTCACTCATTTACGCAACATTTGACAAATGAAACATACTCGCAGCATCGCACGGGAATACAAGCGCAGAGGCGTATCTCAACAGATAGCCGATGGAATGAGCGTAAGGACGTGGAACGTGGTAGATTCGGTGACCGCACACACGGGAATCAGTCTCGAACAGATGCAGTCGAAGTCAAGAAAACGGCCCATCGTAATAGCGCGACAGATAGCCATGACACTCATCTATCGTTTTGATGTGGTCAGCACGTCCTACATTGGCGAACTATTCAACCGCGACCATTCGACCGTGACCCATAGCAGGCAACAGATCAGCGACCTGATTGACGTTGACAATCGCACGGTCACTTTGATGTACGACATTTACGCCTCAATCGTTGAGCAATGAGCGCACAGGAAATTCATAGAGCGTGCCGAACGTGCATGATTGAAAAGCCAGTCGGAGACTTTGCGAAAAACAAGAAAAGCAGTGGCGGCAGAAGGCATAAGTGTAAGTCGTGTGCAAACACAGAACTCATCAAATGGCGAATGGCCCACGGGCACAACACGCCAAGGCCAAAGGCAGCGCAAAAAAAAGAGAAGGATCCGAGGCAATGCGCGTGTGGCTCGGTGTTGCTAACTAATGCCCATCGGTGCAAGCCATGTTCACGCGCCCGCTGTCTCGAAAAAACAAGAAAACGCGCGGATCGCAAGCGGAACGAAATAGATTCGTGGTACGTTGCCAGACTTTTGATAAACACGCACGGATGGACAAGGCAACAGCTTAAAGATCACCCAGAGGTCGTTCAACTGAAACAGGCAATACTAACAATCAAACGTCATGCAAAACATCAGGCAACTCAGGGCTGATCTACTTGAGAACTACGAAAAGCTGAGGGACGGCACAATGCCGCTGAAGCAAGGGAAGGAACTCGCGAACACAGCGGGAAAAATACTCGGCTCCGTTAAGTTGGAGTTGACATACAATGCCATGATGGAAAGAAAGCGTGAGATTGAGTTTCTTGAAAGCCGCGATTGAAATGAGACGACCATACCGAACAGACGCGCAGATTGAGAGGGCAAAACGAGTAGCCTTGTCTGTGCGAATGAGACGCGCTGCAAAGGTCGTGAAGCGCGGATACAGGCGAAACGGAAAATTCAATTTCACCTACGCACCGAACGAAGAAACCGACTGACCATGCCAACTGAACACGAACAGGAACAGCAACTCATTGACGACCTGCGCGAACAGGCCGAGCAAGAGGCAATCGAAATGTTACAACAAATGATTGAGGGATGAGAATACATCAAGTTAAATGCGACAGGTGCGGTACAACCGAAAACACCACAGACGTTGAATCAACACCTGACGGGTGGGTTTCAATAGATGCCGAAAGTGGAGGATACTTAGGCATAGAAAACAAGACACCAACCAAAGGGATAAATTACACCAATGCGTTCAAGGGGCACCATTGGTGCAGTGCGATTTGTATGGTCAAATGGCTTTTCGGTGAAAAATCAGAAATTAGGTATTGACCAATGACCGACCGCGAAGACGATAGCATCATTCAGATAGTGTTCGTGTGCCTCATGTGCGCACTCGTTGTTTTAGCACTTTTGGCGTAAATTTGCGGCACATGAAGCTATCAAAGCTCAAACAAAACCCGCGTAACCCGCGTATCATTCGGGACGACAAGTTCAAGAAACTGGTCGAATCGTTGCGCTCGTTTCCTGAAATGATGGAAAAGAGGCCGATGGTATGCGTTACCGATATTGACGGCAAGTTGTACCCATTGGGCGGAAATATGCGCCTTCGTGCTATTCAGGAACTGGGCATGAAAGATGTGCCTGATTCGTGGGTAGTGTTGGCTGACGACTGGACAGAAGAGAAACGTCTTGAGTTCACCATCAAAGACAATGCTTCATTTGGTGAGTGGGACTTTGACCAGTTGGCAAACGAATGGGATGCCGCGCAGTTGAGCGAGTGGGGGGTTGATGTGCCGAATGCGGACGACTTCAGCGACAAAAATCAGGAGGTTGATGTTGATGGGCTTGACGGTGAAATGGTCATTAAACTGAATTACTCAGAGGACGACTATTGGAAAGTAAAAGAGGCACTATCTAAAGTAGCCGCAACACCTGAACAGGCGGTATATCAGTTGCTGAACTTATGAGCGGACACAAGTTCCATTATAGGTGGACTCTTGCCGATGGATACCCTGCAAAGGGAATTGATTACCACGGCTCAAAGGTGTTCGGCACTTTCATTTGTGGTGGCGGTTCAACTATGGGCTACAAGTTGGCGGGGTTCGACCACTTAGGCGGGGTTGAGATTGATCCGCAAGTAGCCGATGTGTACCGCGCAAATCACAAGCCGAAGCACCTTTTTGTTGAGGATATTCGGGAATTTGTCAAGCGCACTGAGTTACCGTCTGAGCTTTTTCACCTTGATCTTTTAGACGGTTCGCCCCCTTGCTCATCATTCAGTATGGCGGGCAATAGGGAAAAAGACTGGGGAAAAGAAAAGGTGTTCCGAGAGGGTCAGGCAAAGCAACGACTCGATGATCTATTCTTTGATTATATCGAACTTGCAAAGCGTTTACAGCCGAAGGTAGTCATTGCTGAGAACGTTAAGGGTATGCTGCAAGGCAATGCTAAAGCATATGTGAAACGGATCAAAGCCGAATTTGAGGTTGCGGGGTATACCGTTCAGTTATTCCTATTGAACGCGGCAAGTATGGGGGTACCGCAGAAACGTGAGCGGGTTTTTTTCATTTGCCAACGAAAGGATTTGAAGTTGCCGAGGTTGGTGCTGAACTTCAATGAGGAGGCGATACCGTTTATGGAATATCAGGAACAAAAATTAACAAATGACCTAACCGAAGTTCAGTTTGATCTTTGGAAAAAGCAAAAGCAATCTGACCGAACATTAGCGGATGTTCGGGGCAAAGCAAATGGATTCACCGACTATCTGTTGAGCGAAAACGAGGTTATACCGACCATAACGTCAGGCGGTAAGTTCATTCTCAAAAACGAACCGAGATGGATGACAAAAACCGAGTTCTGTCAGAGCGGCACCTTCCCCTTCGATTACAACTTCAAAGCCATCGAACCGAAGTATCTAATCGGTATGAGTGTGCCGCCCGTAATGACCGCTCAGATAGCACATCAGGTATATTTGCAATGGCTTTCTAAAACAAAGTAGGAACAACGTGCCAACACCAATTAAAGGACGGAACGGTGGAACCCTTCATCGTTTGGAGAAAGGCGAATCAGGCAACCCGAACGGACGGCCTAAGAAACTGCCTCAGTTGGATAAGCTGATGGCGGACGTATTGGGCGAGGAAAAGGACGGCATCACAGCAGCCGAAGCGATACTCAAGAAGCTGCGGCAGATGGCGGCACAGGGCAACCTTCGCGCCGCTGAGATTTTGCTTGACAGGGGCTATGGCAAACCGAAGCAACAGGTTGATAGTAATGTGACGCTAACAGAATTTCCCAGCCCCGTGATTGAGATACCCAATGAATGAGCGGTGCCCGAATAAGATTAAGCGCGAAACAGGCCGAGGCGTGGCGGATACTTGATCGGCCAGAGGTTATTGAGGTCTTTGCGGGTGGCGGTGCGGGTGGCGGCAAGTCATGGCTCGGATGCCTGAGACAGATTTACAGGCGCACCACCTACGCAAACACAAGGGGCTTCATCGGTAGGCGCGATTACACCGCGCTACGTGATAGCACGATGAAGACATACTTTGCTTTGCTCAAAAGCATGGGGTACGAAAGCGATGCCCATTATCGCTACAACGCACAGGAGCATATCGTCTACTTTAACAACGGGTCTGAGCAGCATTTCAGGCACATGAGCTATCAGCCGTCTGACCCTGATTATAATCGGTTCGGATCAACTGAATATACAGATGCTTTTATCGATGAGTCTCCAGAGGTTGACCAAAGGGCCGCTGAGATCATTATCAGCCGACTGCGCCTCGGACACTCAGAGCATGGCATAACCCCTGAACTACTGCTCACGGGAAACCCGTCCGATACGTGGGTCAAGTTCCGTTATGTGATGGATATTGAGGGCAAGTTCATTGACCTACCCGAACACAGGGGCCGCGTTCTGTTCACCATCGCGGACAACCCCGATGAGGTTCTGCGTGAAAGCTACACTAAGACACTCGAACACCTTGACGATTACGACCGTTCGCGCCTTTTATACGGCGACTGGTCAGCACAGCGAACGAACGAGAATCGATTCGCAACACATTGGAACGAAAAGAAACACGTCCGCCCCTGCGAGTTCGTGCCGCAACTGCCTATCATTATCAGCATGGACTTCAACATCGAACCGTTCGCTTTCATCTTCGCCCATGTGTGGCAGGATGGCGCGGGCTATCATGTTCACATATTCGATGAGGAGGAGGTAGAAGGGGGCGACATCTTTAAGGCTGTTGACCGCATCAGGTTGAAATACGGCCCGCACTTGTGGAACGCAACGCTGACAGGCGACTACAACGGCAACGCGCGAAACCTGGGGGTTAAAGACGGCACAAGTCACTTCGGGCAGATGCAGAGGGAATTGGGCATACAATCGAGACAGGTGCAAACATCACCGAACCCGCGACACGTCAACAGCCGCAATGACCTGAATTATACCCTATACCATCACCCCGATTACCGCGTTGACCCGAAATGCACCGGCACGATCCGAGACAACCGACTTGTGAAAGCCGATGAGACGGGCGGTATTATCAAAGCAAAACGCTCAGACATTGCGCAGCGGGCCGACTTCATGGATGCACAACGGTATCTCATCAATCATGCGTCCGTTCAAAAATGGATCGCATACCATCAGAAATCTCGCGGTGCCTTATCTTTGCGACCATGAGCGTCTGCCAACCCTGCACGTCAGTAGCTGAGATTCCCTATTGCTCGGCACAGGTTCAGGTCGGAACAGCCGACCCGAACACAAGCTACGTGGTGCGGATACTGAACACCGCCAACGGTCGTGTTGATACCGAGGTCGTAACGTCCGAGGTAGATGGTGCAATCGTCATTGATTGGGTCAACCGCCAAGAGGGGGCAACGTATGAGGTCAGCGTTTGGCCTGATATTACCTTCATGGTCGAGGGTGCCGATGATCCTGTTTCATGCGTTTCCGCTCATTTCACCCGATTCAACGAGAACTACGGCCCCGATCTATACGTGCTTACAACCGCATGATTGAACTGATCGCGTTAACGTCTTTCAGTGTGTATGGACTGCATACCGCTGTTGACAACCTGCTTTACACCTACACTGGGAAGGATTTGGACACATGGTTCATCGTCCTGAGAGAGCCGAAATGGGCCAAGCCGATAATCTTTTGTCCTGTCTGCATGGCCTCAATATGGGGTAGCATTTTCTACTTCATTTGGGGCAACCTTTTGCCAATCGACCCGATGCTTCACTTTGGTGCATGGGTGCCGTCAATCTTCGCTGTTGCGGCTATCAACTACGTAATTTCACGCATTTGAAACGTCTCGCTTTTTGGCTAATCAAACGCCTTGCCCCGACAGAGTGGCAGGACGAGTACGTTCGTCAGCGTTGGGTCAGACCCGCAGATTTCACCGACCTATCATTAGCGTTCGTTGACCATCTTAACCGCAAGTGGTACGAATACCCCGCAGGCATGGCGTTACCGTTGTGCCGAATGGATGCGAGTGTTCAATCGGCCTCGTTCTTATCTGCCATGATCAGCGATGAACTTATCGAGGAAACGCGCGCGGATGTGAACAAGGCCCTTGCGCATGGAGACATGGTGAGCGCGGGGGCTATTCTGTCTCGCTTGTTCGATACGCGCAAGGAGATCATCCCGATGGATGTGGTCATTAACTGCGTGGCACTGACGTTGGTGCGAGAGGATGAGCGACCAGATCAGTTCGACCGCGTTATCCATCAGGACAAGATTGACTATTTGAAAGGTTGCATCGAACGTGGCGACCGCTTTTTTTTTCAGCTGACAGAGGTGAAGCGGCTATCAAGAACGTTCAAAATTTCCGAAGATCACTGGGCAATGCTGTTGGAACGCTTCGAGGAAGTAAAGCACCTCCGAAAAAAAGAAAGAGATCATATTCTCTCGAAGCTGTCAAGCGCGACATAACAGAGGAATCCGCCAACCTCAGAAAGTTGGTTCGGGCCATAGCGGGCAGCGATGAGGCAGCAGATAGGATGTGGTCAAAGTCAGCCGCCAACCTGTTGAATGAGATACTTATATTTGCAGACCAACGCAAGGCGCGGGAAAAGGCACAAAGCACACCGAACAGGCCGCGCGTAGGTAAGCATGGCCGATGATGCGATAGTAGCCCAGTACATCGTCAAGACCGATGCAGCCGTTGCGGAGATGCGCAAGTTGGCCGCGCAGGTAAATGCGCTCGAGGCCGCGTCCAAGAAATCGGCCAAAGGTTCTGAGGATGCGTTCGCGAAGATGTCGCAGAACGTATCGAATCAGTTCAAGGCACTTGGCACAACGATGGCCGCAGCGTTCACGATTGATCGAGCGATTGACCTCGGAAAAGAGATGGTCACATTGGCCGCAAAGACTGAGGGAGTTGAGCGGGCATTCAAGCGGATCGGTTCACCTGAATTGTTGGACGGACTGCGAAAGGCCACCAAAGGCACGGTGTCAGACCTTAACCTTATGACCGCATCCGTTCGCGCGTCTAACTTCAAAATACCCCTTGAGCAAATGGGGACGCTTTTGGAGTTTGCGAGGCGTAGGGCAGCGGAAACGGGCGAGTCAGTTGACTACCTTGTTGAGTCGATTGTTGTTGGTATAGGTCGCAAGTCGCCTTTGATTCTCGATAACTTGGGGATCAGTGCGATTGAGTTGCGCAAACGTTTCAATGGTATATCGGTTGAAGCCGCTGAGGTAGGGGATGTTGCCAAGATAGTTGGCGACATTGCTACTGAGGAACTTCAGAAGATGGGAGCGGATGCCGAGACAACTGCCGTGCGACTTGCTCAGATAACAGCCGAGTTTGATAATATGAAGGTGGCGGGCGGTGCTGCGCTTATCAACATTGGAGACCTTCTAATATCAGCGGCAAGTGGTGCCGATGACCTTGCTGTGAAATTGGGGCAGATCATGGCTCGCCCATCTGATGATATGATCGAAGCCCTTGATAAAATCAATGCCGCCTTCAATGACAAATCAATTCCTGCTGCGATAGCCGCGAGAAATAAGGCCGTTCAGGATTTGACAGACGCGCTAATTAAACAGGAGCAGATTGAGGCCCGTGGTCAGGAGGCTCCGAGTTCTTTAGTTAAAAGGATCAGCGAACTTGAGACGCTTCAAAACGCATACGATGAGTATATCGAGAAACGCAAAAGGGCCGCAGCATCGGGGTACGATGATGCGCTGACACCCGAGCAGGCCGCAGCTTTGGCCGCACGTTCAGAAGCTATAAAAGAGGAAATCCGCAACGTGTTCTTTTTGACTGAGGCAATTAAGGCACTTAAAGAGGAACAATCGGATCAGGCCACATCGGTCGAACGCGTCAAGTCCATAACGCAGGAGCTGATACCGTTGCAGGCTGAGTTAGACGCGCTACTTGGTAAACAAAAAGAGGCCGCTGATAATTCGGCAAAGGCCCTAAAGGAACTGAAAGAGCGACTTGCTGACGTTACTGAGATTACAGCCCGTGGCATTGAGGGTCTGCGACAATTTGCCGTTGATGGGGCTGGAATCAACAACAGCCTGAACACGCTCAACGAGTCACTTGCACAGGCACGGGCGCAACGGAACGCGGCACCCATCGGATCAAGTGTGTTCGATCAGGCCAAGAAAGATGTTGAGGAACTTGAGGCTACCATTAAGCGTATCCAAGAAGGAGACAAAATAGACCCGTCAAAAGGATATGTCGGGATCACAAGTGGCATAGCTGAACAAGCTGCAAGCGACCTTGAAGCCCGTATCAAAGCCGAACAGGATTACCTCGATTACCTTGAGACAAGCCGAAACGAGGCATTAGACATCCTGAACGCATACGCGAGTGCATCAATGGATATTGTGGCCCGAATGAACGCGTATGAGGCCGCGATAACTGAGCAACGGTATGCCGACATCGAACGCCTCGTAAAAGAGGGCGTAATAACGGAGGAGGAGGCAGACAAGAAGCGTAGGCGCATCGCACGGGAACAGGCAAAGCGGAACAAGGAAATAGCGATATTTCAGACCGTTGTAAATACGGCTATGGCAGTTGTCAATGCGTTAGCGACCGCGCCGAATTTCATTGTAGGGGCTATCATGGCCGCAGCCGCTGGCGTACTTGGAGGAATCGAGATCGCCACCATTGAAGCAACCCCGCTCCCATCGTTCGGAAAAGGCGGATGGATTGAGGGTAAAAAGCACACCGAAGGCGGTGTAAAACTTGAAGCCGAGGGCGGTGAGTTTATCGTCAACGCAAAGGCCGCATCGAAGTATGCGGGGCTACTTGAAGACATCAACGCTGACAATATGCGCGGATGGGATGGCCTTGCTGAGTCGGTGGCACTGAACAACCTCACAGCAACACTTAACGACATGAATCTACTGAGCGCGATCGACCGCCACCGCGAAAGCGAGACGCGGGTACTTCGCGAGCTGCTGCATGAGGTAAGGCGTGGGAATGGCGGACTAAGACGGGGCGGCTATCATGCCTAATGTGATTATCAATGGCATTGACAGGTCGTCAGAACTTGACGGCTTAGACACGATCAGTGAGCGGATATACTGGTCTGCGGAGCTTTCGTCATTCATTTATGAAATTGACGGGAATGTAATTGCAAATGGTGGCACATACAACTACCTGAGAGACGCTTACAATCAATCGGTGTGCGATACGGTGTCTGCTATTATCACATCGACATGCGGTAACATTGACGCGCTGATCTACATCAACGACATAAAATGGAACCTATCAAAGCGCACGGCTGAGTTTCAATTTGTGACAAGCCCATTCATTCAGCTAATTGATAATAACAAGTCGATCAAGGTCACGTTAGGCGCGGGGCTATCAAAGAACCTTGTGGACATTTCGGCCTATACACTCAGGCGCACTTGCACACTTATAGACCCGATTGGCAGCACGGACGCGACAGATAGGTTAGGATGGCGGTTGTTCGATGCGTTCGCATACATCATTGCCTTTGTATCTGACGGAACACTATCATTTGCCTCGGACTACTTCAGCTACGCATCGGGCGTATATGCGCCACAGAAGTATGCTGTTCTGATGATGGGGGCAGAGGTTAGGCTTGGCCCAGCTTATGATACCGATTACGCAAGACCCGACCCAATCATTTCATTTCAAGACCTCTACAACGATTGCCGCAAGCTGTTCAATGTAGGATTAGCTATTGAGGGCACAACCGTCAGGATTGAACCGCGCACATATTGGGCCACATCTGGCACTATTCAATCAGTAGATGCGATAGATGAGCTTATGTCTGAACTTGACCGATCGCAGTTCTATTCGTCCGTGCGATTGGGGTCACACGCCTACAACTCAAAAGATCTATACTTAGGCCGTGTAGCGTATTACGGCCACAGGAATGAGCAATACCACCTCACGGGTCAATGTAACATAGACAACGAATTAGACCTCGTGACTTCGACACTTGTGTTTGATACGAATGCTATCATGGCAGCGATGCCGACCGCAAGTGGTGGGCTTGATAGTGACGATACGGATGAGAATGTAATGTTGATTGATATGGACACGTCTAACGTGACCGTGATAACACCTGTTCCGCTGTTGCCCTTGCAGATTTACTACAATGCATCGTTCGCCAATAGTCAGACGCTTGTGAATTGGAACGGGTATATTCCTTTCACGGTGTATCAGTTGAATCAGGGATTACTTCAACTTGTCAGGGCATCACATTACGGGGCTACTCAGGTCGCACAATCGTCAGTTAACCCCATTGATACGCTTGCGTGTCAGAACGATTACAGCCCCCCGAACTTTGACACGGGCGGAGATTATCAGGTCGGAACAATCGACTTCGCTATTATTGGTAGCACGATACCCGTTCAGTATAACGCGGGCTATTTCACGGCACCCGCAAACGACTACTACACAATCAACACGTTCTTTCAGATCAACACTACTGATGCGGGGTACTTTCAGACAACCGTGAGAGTCGGAAGGTTTAACGGCACCTACTACGAGGAAACATACCCGCCCGTTGTGATTCATAATGCCACATCGCCTCCGTGGGGGCCGCCCCCTGACTGGGGGATAAATGATGGTACATTTATATCATTCATCGGTAACGTCGAGGGCAGCGCGGCTTTTTACATGGAAGCTGGCGACATCATGTTTATCCTCGTTGAGTACACATCGTTTTCTGAGCTGTTGTTATATACGGGCACGGTTGAGATTGTTCAATACGGGGCCACATACTCAACTCAGAACACCGCTGATAATATGCTCGATCGATACACGTTTCAGAAGCCAATATCAGACGCTGCATGGTGCGCGATGAAATCAAGGCCGTTCGACCTGTTCAGGCTCGGATATGTTGACGGCGCGGTGAACAGCAGGGCGATTGACGTTGTACGCGGAATGACCACCGAACAAGGCACATTTACAATGGGATCAAGAAGGTCGCAAAACGCTTAATTTCGCAGCATGACCCCCGTACCCGATCAACCGTTAGGATTCGACCGCGAGGTTGATTGCAACATCGATGAGGGGCCGTTCGTGCAACTGGCGCAGAATGGGGATATAACGCAGTTCCAATTTGCGGTTACTGATTGCGCGGGGTCGCCAGAACTTATCTGGAATGGGGCATTTAATGGCGCATACAGCGAGGGATGGACGGTAACGCCAACATCTTCATGGTTCTTTGAGGCATCGCTTGGTCGCGTATCGCACACCCCAGGCACTCTTTTGGGATCAGTAGAACAAGGGTTACTCATATCCGATGGCGTTCTATTCTCGCTGACCGTCACCGTCAATCAGACTCAGGGATCAGCCGCGATCTACTTAGGTACGTGGGCGCAGTATTTCACCGCAACGGCAAGTGGCACGTTCACTTATTGGATAGTGGCGGAAAGCGTTGAATATCTGAGATTATATGCATCAACACAATCAGACGCATCATTCGGCAACATCAGTATAGTCGCATACAATACCGCATTCGAGACGGAGGTGCTTGACTCATCGGGGGCGGTGGTCGCTGACGACATACCATACAACATCTTCAACGGGTGGGTCACCTTTTCATTTGATTGGGAGGCCGCTGAGTTGCCGAATGACTGCTATACCATTGCCGTCTATTCACCATGCGACTGCTCACAGAATGGGGTTCTTGCGTTAGACCTTTACACAGGGTCGGTCGGGTCTGCCTGTTACGAGTTCGGTATGGGCCAAGGGGTCGGGATGTGGGCAAGCGTTGGCTCGTCAGCGATGGTCTATAATGGCGAGATCATCTACACAAGTGCCACCGCACCGAACACCAACAACGCCACGCTATCAACGCGGGTGTTGTGCGTGGGCACTGAATACGAGATTACGTTCACCCTGCGTGATTGCACAAATGCACAAGTGCGAGTTCAGTTCGGATCGACCTCAAGCGCATGGTTCAACACGAACGGAGCGCACACCGTGACAATGACCCCTACCGTGAGCGGCACTCTCTCATTTCAGATTCAAAGCGTGACTGTTGGTGGTTCTGTCGCGATCAACACCGTGAGTATTCTGGCCACCACAAAGACCGCCTCTTACACATCGCAGCCTATACACTACATGGCCGATTGCTGCGAGACTAAGCAGATAACGATATGCAACGACTCAAACGCTTTCAGCATGGGGTTCGTTGGCACAGGATGGGCACCTTCAATCAGGATGCAGGCATCGCTACTCAGGTCGAACTATGCGAGTGAGCGCAACAAATATATTGACAGCGCAGGCCGCGCCATGACCTACTATGGCCGATCGCGCAAGGTGTCAGAGTTGCGATTCGGTGCGCCCGACTTTGTCCATGACTTCATTCGTTTGGCGGTCATTGCTGACCACATTTTTATTGACGGTGTGGAATACTTCGTTGAGGCCGATGAGTACCCGACCATGAGCCGCGATGAAACGGACGACATGAGCGGGGTCGCATTGCCTGTGTCGCTAAAAACAGAAAACACCCGCAACAGGCGAATTGACGATGTTGTGAGGGGATGCGGTGTTGACGGGTCGGCATTGAATGTCACTATCAAACCGAACGGAAACGTGATCACAGGCGGCACACGCCCTTACCCCGATCTGAGTACTTCCGATGAAGGGCAGGTCATAACACTAGATGGATAATGAGCATCAACATTGGAAATCTGCCGATCGTCACAACCGCTGACGTTCGCGATAATACGGGAATACTCGTCAACACAACCGACAGCAACGGGCTACCTTATACGGGCCTGTTGCCGATCAGTACACTGCAAGATGATGCGGGGTGCCTTTGTGTCAAAACGGCAACGCTGACACTCACATCGGCACAGATACTTAGTGGCAACACCACACCGATAGCGTTCGGAATAACGCCCGCGTCAGGCACTTGTATTAGGATACTTTCGGTATCAGCTGAAATGGACTATCAGACAACGGCCTACGCGACCAACGGGATACTTCGCATTAGAACGGTCGGGGCCACTTACCATCAGTTTCAATGGTCAGCCAATTCCATGCTGTACGGCACCGTGTCGCGCAAGGTCATGGGCGCAATATCGCTCACACTTGGCACCACAGATACGCAACTGATTGCAGACGCTGACATTGAAGCCTATGTTGATTCGGGCGACCCTACTGCTGGAGATTCGCCTGTTACGCTGACGGTCACATACATCGAGGAATGAGATACGCCATAGCCCTAATCGCCCTGTTCGCCTCATGCGATACATCGATCAAGTGCCTTAAATGCGAACACACGCAGACGGGCCACATTAACGAGGTCTGCGAGGATCAGTTGATCTACCCTGACCTGCAAATGGATGCATTGGACGAGCAACTCACGGCATCGGGGTACGATTGCCGATACTACCAAAAGTGATTATATATTTGCCCCGTAGCAACACACCTATTTAGGACGGGTGAGAGAGGATCCTAATCATGGCCTAAATCCATAATAGCCATGTCGTGTACTTCATATCAATGCGCCTCCATTGAGGAACAGGCCCTAACCGCTTGCGGTGAGCTTGTGCCAGGGGGTCAGGATCAGATTGTCATTTTTCCGTGCGGGCAAGAACCCGCTGACCCCGAAGACGGCACAGCCATAGCCGCTCAGATTGCCGCTGGCACCGCGTTTCTGTTTTCCAACGTCATGATCGACATCCCCAATCCGTCACCACAGGAGGGTCAGGCATACGTTGGCGGGCAAGATCCGCGAGTCATCACTTACGCCCGCACCCTCAACTGGGTAGACGCGAACGTGAACATTGACTCTGATGCGGCCTATGAGTCTATCAATGCCGCAACTGGGTCACTCATCGGGGCCGCAATCGTTAACCTCGTGAACGGTGACGGCCTATCCGCGTACATCAACCCGTCAAAGGGGTTGCTGATGAGCGGAGGTAAGATCTTCCCGCCCGATGACTCAGCCGCTGTCCATTATGCCTACGTTGGCAAGTGGAAGTCAAAGAGTGACGTTCAGATGATCGCAACACCCGCTGGAGTGTTCAACTGATCGGTTTGTCTCGGATGTTTTTGAAAGGGCGGCTTCGGTCGCCTTTTCTTTTGCCTTATATTTGGCACATGACATTAGACGAACGAAAACGCCAATTCTACGCGACCTTGCGCCAAATTGCACAGGCCGATCAGCGATTGATCGACTGCTGCAAACGGGCCTCAGAACAGGTCAAAGAGGCCAAGTCAATTCAACGGCTGAACAGAATAGACAAACAAACATCGCAGGAAATTGACCGCATCTGTAACGATTAACACCATAGGCGAAAATTGGGCCAACCTGAGACGGGAACTGGCCGCGTGGCTTGCTCAGAACAGGGGCGACATTCAAGTGATTGTTAGTACGGTCGATGGTGACGCGAACATACCGCTCATCGTTTCTGACTTCCCATCTGTTGAGATCGTGACCATGCCACGGGAAAAACACCCTGGTCATTCACCGCTCGGATCATTTATACAACTGAACAACGCCATGCCGCACGTAAAGGGCGAATGGTGGTGTTTTGCAAGTGGCAACGATTACGTGTATCCGAACAAGGTTGAAAGTGAGATCAGGGCGGCAAAACAGGCGAAGGTGGTCTATTCAGACTTCAACTATGTGAGTGAGACGGGAGGCATCAAAAGCCGTCAGCGATTCAGACCATACGATCCGAACGCGCACAACACCACGAACATCATACCTGATTGCTCACTCATCCATAGCTCGATATTGTATGATTTCATGCCGTTTCGCACTGAGTTCAACAACTACGCTTATTGGGATCTGTGGCTACGTGTTCGGGAAAAGTACGGGCCAAGCGTGTTCGCTCATAACCCGTTGGCAACGTGGGGGTATCGTCAGGGATCAGCTGATATGCACGTCAAGCGCACCAAGTCTCCAGAACAACAGGCACAGGCCACAGCAGACCGCAAGCGAATGCTGAACACGCACGGACTGGGCCGAATCAAAGTGCTGAATTTCTGCATAGAGGATCACGCCAATTACGCATACGAGAACGCGCGGGCACTCATGGCAGCGGGCATCGATGCAACGTGCCTAAAGCTGTCACCGCACCCATACGTATACCCGCAACAGGCCGATGTAGTCAAGCTGTCAGCCGTTGCCGATGCCGCACGAAAGGCCGATGTGGTGCAGTTGTTTTTCAATACCCGCGCTTATGATCTGATCGCGCCTTATCTAAAACGAAAGCGGATCTTCATGTACTACGCGGGCACGGAGTATCGGGTAAACGCAAAGGCGTACCTGAGAAAGATGAATCCAATTGTCGAACGGTCGATCATTGCGCTAACTGAGTTCGCGGGTCACGGGGCGAAAAACGAGACTTTCTTTAGTATTACGGTTGATACTGATGCGCTGCGAAAATTCGCTAAAGGCGAACCATCGAAGCCGTATAAGGTTGCCCACTACCCATCTAATCCGACCGTCAAAGGAACAGAAACGATTAGGCGGGTTCTGGGCGAATCAGTTGAGATTGATACCACATTGTTGCCTTATCAGGAATCGTTGAAACGGTTGAGCGGCTGTGACATCTATGTTGAGCTGTTCGCTCCAAAGAATAACGGTATGCCATACGGGTCATTCGGCACAACGGCAGTCGAGGCCGCTGCGATGGGTAAGGTTGTAGTGACAATGAATCTGCACCGCGAAATCTACGAAAAGGCATACGGCAAAACCCCGCTGATACTTGTGCGAACTGAGGATGAACTTTTATCGGAGGTCGAACGGTTGCGGGCCTTACCTTTGGCGCAGTTCAAGAAGCTTCAGCGAGATCATATCGAATGGGCGGAATACTCTCACGGTTATTTGGCACAAGGGAAACGACTGGCCGCGCTCATGGAATAACAAGAGATCAATACAGAGAGAAACTTCGGGCGTTCAACGCGACCGATAAATATCAGGCAGAGCTTGACTTTCTGATTCAACTATTGGTAGTGCAACATGGCGACCGCATACTTGACTATGGATGTGGCACAGGTCACGCGATGCGCTACATTGAATCCAATTCAGGCGCGACATGTTACGGCTATGACATTCACCATGACTACTATGAGGGCGATCCGTTCAAGTTTCGGACTCAGCTATATTTCAAAGTGCATACGGTCTATTTCATGCACTCGCTGGCCCACCTTTTAGCATCGATGCAAGGGCCACTATTGAAGTCGCTCAAAGAAAATTTCATGGAGGCGGGCGGTCGAATTGTGGTCATAACACCGAATCAGGAGTTTTTAGATGACATCGGCATTGATACCCATAAGGCAGACCCGACCGTTGTGCAGCATTTCACACCGTTCACACTTCATGCGCTGTTCGACTCAAACGGTTTCAAAATAGAAAGCATGGGTCAGTTCGGAGCATACTCACACAAAGGCCGATCTGAACGGTTATTTATAGTAGCGAAATGAAATACTTAGACATTCCAGCGTTCTTTTACACGGACGAACAAATGTCATTGCCGCAAGAGGCGAAGGATGAGCTTTTGTTTGCCGACATGCAATTAAGAACGGCCCGCTTTTATGCGCCACCAAAAGCCATCATTCCAGCTATGGAAAATGGCGCGGTGTGCGCATCGATATGGTATTTGGGTAGCGAAAAGTTCTTCATTGACGTGTTGCCACTGGCGTTGCACGAAAAGATTGAGCAAGTATGGCCGACTGCACAATAGGCGTCACATGGGTGCCGCGCCAAGATGAGGTAATTCACACAACGGCATTTACATGGTCGGGTGCGAAATTCAGGATATACCCTGACGGCCATGAGTTCCCATTTGAGCATGAGGACGAGATCATCAACTTAGGCCAACAGGTCGGTTGCTTTCGGCATTATTACAGAGTGCTAAAGGATCTGTTTATGAACACCTCGACTCCGTTTGTCGGGATCATTCCTGACGATATGCGGCTGATGGATGGAGCGGTTCAATCGGCTTGTGAGGCTGCAAGTGCAAAGGGCATCGGATACGCTGCGATGTACACGCCCGCAGGCATGGCCGCAATGTCGCACAGACTCAGATTAGGTACTCAAGGTTGGTACGAAATAAAAGGCGGTTGGGGCAAGTCATGGGGCGGCTGTTACGTGTTTTCACGGGCTGTTGCCGAACGGTTGATCTACCACCCGTTTATATTATCGCACCATGCCACCTATGGCAAGAATCAGCAGATTGACCACGCTATACCAGAAGCCTGTCACAGGATGGGGTTGAAGCAACTGATGCACAAGCCTTCATTATGTGAACACGTAGGCATGACTTCAACCATCGGGCACGTTCATAGCCACCGCGAGGATGCATTAAAATGACTACATTTGTGGCGATGAACATCGCACTTTTAGCGATCGGTAAGCGGGGCTATCACTTTGCCGCGTACAACCTTGCCGCTTCAATACTTCATTACGACCCGACCGCCAACATTTTATTGATAACGGACGATGGGGTCAAGTATCTGCGCGAGACTGATGTTTTCACCCAGGTGGTAAGGATCAACCCGCAGCACACGATGGATCGCGGTCAGTTCAGTCCTTCAATAGCGAAGATGCACGTTGATTCGTATGCCGTCACGTACTTCGACCGTCAACCTTATATGTTCCTTGACGTTGACAATGTGGCGTTGAAGTCACTCAGGCCACTTTGGGAACAGGCACACAAGCCGTTTGAGGTGGGCATTGAGGCGATCGGCTCAGTTTGGGCCAAGAAGGAAACCATCGCACAGCTATTCGGTGAGGGTAATTACTTGGCCCCGCATACCGATTACTGGTATTCGGATGGGTCGAAATCGACATCGGCCATATTCACCAAAGCGATCAAGCTGTTTCCGAAGGTGAAACCGTCCGACCTCGTTATCAAATGGGGTAAGGCCGTGCCTGATGAGTTGCCGTTAGGCGGTGCGCTGATGCAACTTGCCATTGATCCGACACCCGCCTACAACCGCCCAACGTTCTTAGGAAATAAGTCGGTTCCGCTTACTGAGATGAAAGCCGACTATTACCTAATGTCAATCTACGGCAACGGCAAAGGGCGAACGCTGACCCGCCTGAACTACCTTGAGTTCTACGATCGCCACATGAGAGAAATCATGAAGGATCGGGGCAGGTCGCACATTTACAAATACAACTTCATCATGTCCGACAAATGGATCAACAAATAGGTAAACCAATCAGAACCGTATCTCAGGACGGCAAGAAAAAGAACCTTCGGGCCTTTTCATGGCTTTTAGGCCAAGAGGCAAGGTGGGCCACGGCAGTAGCCCCGTTTTTCATTGACGATGAAAACCTTCTGCAAAAGGTCACACCCGAACAATTGAGGCTGTTAAAGGCCCGCTATTCCTATCTGTCACACCTCGCACATGAGCAAGAGACTACGCCCGCACCAACTCCCAAACCCGAACGAACTGAGGCCGCACAAGCCCAAGCGACCAATCAAGTTAAACCAAAACGCAAATACACCAAGAAATGACGATTGAAGCAAAAGACCTACTGGCCTACTTAGGCATTGAGGCCAAAGAGGACACGACACTTGACGCGGTTAAGGCCGCTTTTGATGCCAAGTACCTACAAAGGGAAAAGGCGATTGAGGATGCCGAGATCAACAAGGCGATCACTGGCAAGGTGGTGGCCGAACACGCGAAAGCGATCAAGCGCAAGGCAAAAGACCACGCGATCGAGTTCGATGCAACAGAGGCCGACAAGCCCGTGCATGAGTTGATTGCTATCCTTTTGGATAAGAAATCGGCCACGTTCAATGAGAAGATCGCTGAACTGGAGAAAAAGGTAACGGCCCCATCGGACGCACTAAAAGATATTGAGGCGAAGTTGACCCAAGCGCAACTGAGGGCTGATGCCGAGGCGAAAGCAAAGGCCGACCTCGCTGAGAAGTTGACCGCAAAGGAAACCGAGTTTGTCACGTTTCAAAAGACGTTCAAGCTGAACAACTACCGCGACACCCTGATGAAGTCGCTACCTTTCAGCGACACCGCAACGCCTTTGATGCGCAAGGGGTTTGAGTCGCTTGTTGCTGAAAAGTTTATCATTGACCTTGACGATAAGGGAGAGGCTTACATTGCCGATGCCGCGACAAAGGCCAGAATCGCTGATCCGTCAAAGCATGGGGCATATCTGACACCCGATCAGGTTCTGAAGGCTGAACTGCAAGCTGAAAAACTATTGAAGGTTGTTGACCCGAAACAACCAACGCCACCACCCGTGCCACAGAAACAGAATGAATTTACACCGTCAGGCGTTCGCAGGGCGCACCCTTTGGCGGGCGGATAATTTCATATCTTTGCCGCGCTACCCTTCACGATGAGGTAACATCGTTCACAGCTTGCACAGGCTGTTAAGAGTGTGCGTTCACGGCCTTAAATCCGCAGCCGTCAGAGGCGGATAATGAACGCTTACACTCATTAACCATGTCTTACACACCTGAAAGTCTGGTCGCTTGCCCAAATCTTCAAAGCAAGCTGACCCAAGTATTTAACGCCAACCCCGCGAAGTTCACGACCGAACCCATCGCGCTGACCGAATACCTCATGTCGCCTGTCAACAGGAACGGCATCGCTCAGTTGGTCAATCCAGGGCGCGGAAAGATCAAGACCGTTGAGCTGACCTATCAGCCGCGAATCTTGAAAGGTTCGTCAACCGCTGATGCAAGTCTGACCTGTACAGCCACGACCGAACGCGGCAACACTTCGGAGACCTACACCATCGATGAGACAAGCTCTTTGAAGCAGGAGCAATTGTTCAGCACCGACTCGCTTGCGAGGATGTGCGAAGACAATGCCGACTTCTTCAACGAGCAGATCATGATGATGGTGGCCGCACTCGATGTTGACGTGAACGTGAAAAACGCCACGCAACTTGAGGCCCTTGTCGGCAACTGGTCAACCCGTGCCGCAAGTGTTCCATTCGCTACGGTGAACGGATCGGATCAGCTTGAATTGCGTACCGTTGTGTCATCTGGTTCATACAGCCCGATGGTTCAAAGCCCGTACTCGCTCGATCAGGCCGCGAAGGTTTCCAACTTCGGGAACTATGCCGTTATCGGTGGGATGCTTTGGAACGGTTACGTTGAATTGAACCGCTCTGGATGTTGCACCGCAACAGGTCTGAACGTTGGCGACATTCAGTCCCGCTTCGGATCAGTGTCCATGTACGACCCTGATGTAGTGACCGCCCTCGGTGGCGATGCCTACTCGTTCGTACTTGCCAACGGTGCGGCGCAGGTTCTGACTTACAACCGTTGGGATGGCCTGTTCGCTACCCAAGTGCCGACCGAGTCGCACGGTATCATCCGCAGCCCTTGGACTGGCCTGCCTTATGACCTGACCGTGAAGTACGACTGCGGCAATATCCACGTTGTGCTGTTCGCGATCACTAAGGTGGTATCGTTGCCCGCTGATATGTATCAGACTGGCGACCACCTCGAAGGGGTCAACGGTGTTGCCGTTATGAAGGTGAACAACGCCTGATCATTGAACAGGGGCGGGTAGCAATTGCCGCCCGCCCCTTTTCTTACACTAAAAACAGAATTGAACGATGGGCTGTTTTGACGGATTGATAGGATGGAAAGGAGGCTGCGAAGCACCCGATGGACTGCTTTTGGACAACGTGGTACGCGCGTCCGAGATTGAGCAGTTCATTACCAAGGACTACGCGACCGTCAATGAGTTCATTGAGGAAAAATTAGACTTCGCTATTCAGAACGTGGTGACTGAGGCGGTGGCGTCATACCGCCACTCATTCATACCCGCGACCATTGTAGAGAATAGGCGGATCGGTTTCATGAACGAGACTCAGACATCTGTTCCAGCGATAACTGGAAAGATGGCGGGTGTTGAATTGGAAGTCCTGAACGCGGCATCTTACTTTGAAATTTACATATCATCGGTTGAAACGTACTTGCAGACCACGGGTAACGTCACCATGTCAATAGTTGATACCATGACTGGGCAGGTACTAGATACGTTCACGGTGGCATCAATCGCGGGTCAGCCCGTGACTACCTACGTTGATAAGGCGTACAAGGCGGTCAAACGTAAGATGCGCCTCGGAATCGTTTACAACGCGAACGCGGTCGGCAGTTACTTGACCTCGCTGAGTGATGCGAACGATTGCCAAAGCTGCACAGGTGGCGCGTATCGCGTAGGCTCATATATCGCAGGCCGAGCGATCAGCTACCCATCGACAGGCGCGGGCATACTCGCGAACATCGCGGGCCTTTCACATACGGCAGGGGTAAGCGTTATCTACAATCTTCGCTGCGATGAGGATAGTTGGCTATGCGCTCACAGGAACGCGCTAAAGTTGCCGATATTGTATCGCACAGCGGAGGAGATCCTGCACTTCGCTTATGAGATGGCGAAATCTGAACGGCTCAACTCAAAGACAAACATCGACCGCGATAGTCTCGAAAGGCGGATGAGCAAGGCGCATGAGGACTACGAACGGCACCTGTCCATTCAGTTAAAGAACATCATGCCACCTGACGATGGCGTGTGTTTCGTGTGCCGAAGGACTGCCAAATACGTTACAACATTGCCATGACAGAAACATTCAGGCATAGGGTAGGTGCAATGGAGGTCTGCCTTCATGTCGTTTCTGGAATTGCAACAAAATTCGAGATATGGCTCAACTGACACCACAGGCATTTGCAGCTAAGATCATGTCGAAGGTTGAAGCTATCGAACGGGAGAACTTACCCCTAAAGATTGCGGCTCAGACGGTTCATGCTATGCGCATACTCAGGATATTTCACAAGGGCATTGACCGCACTATGACTAAGATCAAGCCTGAATACAACAAATGGAGGCCGATATACGCATCGGACGACCAACTTAGGCGGGCTGGCAGTCATAAGGGTAAGACTGGAAAGGCCATAAAGACTACCTATTTCAAGTCATACTACGCCCTGAAAAAGGCTCAAGGCTTCGACCCGAACGTGGTCAACAGCCGAATGACGAACAATCTTCAATCTGACTTCGCAAATCAGAACCTGTCGCCAAGCTCGGACACCTACCCCGCAAATGCGGCACCTATCCGCATCAACGCTAATCACTACGTTGAGCGTTTGGATCGGGCTGAAAATGTCAAGAAATTACGCTACCTGCGAAAACGTAACGGACGATTCACCGACTTCACGAAACAGGAACGGGAGACGTTCGACAAGGTTTTTGCCTACGAAATGAAACGCCTAATATCCGCCTGACCATGTGTAACTGCGCAAGACCAAGACGACCAAGGAGATGATCGATGAGCTGAGAATCCGCGAGGTGCTGGCCGAAGTTTTGGCCGCGTCAAAAGATGCCTACGTTATAGAGGATGGTAGGGGCGTGTTCAAGTCCGTGCCTGACTATTACGATGGGTATCGGGCCGCTGTTCGCCAACGTGACCGCATAGCGAACCATGCGGAGGTTGACCGTTACCCCGCTGATCTGTTCGCCAAACGCGCCCCGAACGAGACGAACGAGGAGGCTGAGTATATCAAGGCGAACTACAAGAACGTCACTCACCCTGTATTTGCCGATTATATGCAAGTGGTCGGTCGGTCAATGGCCGATGGAAACTGGACACTCAGGCTCACAACGGAAACCGAATTCCCGAAGTTCGTTGAAACTGGTATCGAATATCACAGGTCGCTTGAGTCATTCGTTAAAGACATCCTGTTGACCATGAAATCGAAAGACCCGAATGGGGTAATCGCTATTGATATACCACCGCTCAAAAAGGTTGAGGTTGACGGTCGGGAAATAACCGAAGACCGTGAGTTGTATAAGCCGCAACCTGTCTATTATTCATGTGACAAGGTGGTCGCATGGGATCGGCACTTTGCGATGTTTGAGAGTCACGAGCGCAGTTCAGTATACTACTATAATCGCCCGACACGCGTTGGTCGCGTGTTCATGGTCTATACCGAAGATGCGATATGGAAGGTTGAGCAGACGGGAAAATTCAACGATCACACTTTTATCGTTTACCCCGTTGTGATGCACGACCTCGGATATGTGCCCGCTCAGAAATTGAAGGGGGTGCCTACGCTGTTAGCCGACAATCGAATATACTACACCTCGAAATTTTACTACGCTGTTGACCCCCTCGACAACGTCCTGACCAACGCCAACTACCTGCAATGCTCCGTTGCAAATTGTATGTTTCCATTCAGAGTCATGGTGGGCGATGTGTGCGACTTCGCAGAACCTGATGGCAGGATGTGCAACGGTGGCCGAATTTCCAACGAGGACGGCCACGGTTTCCATGTCTGCAAGGCGTGTAACGGGTCAGGCATGAAGATGCGTGTTAGCCCGATGGGCACATATCTACTCAAGCCGAAAGAGGGCAACAGCGATGGAGACACCTCATTCGCCAAGCCAGTTGAATACATCACACCTTCAACCGATGCGGGCAAGTTCGTTCAGGAACTGATTGACAAGTACACCGAACTGGCAAGGTCTATCCTACACATTCACACGTCAGGCACCGAGGTCAAGGGAAGCGAGAACAGGACGGCAACGGGTGACGCTATCGATCTCAAGGCCATGTATGCCTTCATCCGGCCAGAGTCGGATCAGATATTCGACCTGTACGAATGGATGCTCGTCACTATGGCAGACATTCGCGATGAGGATGTTACGGTTGAACTTCAAAGGCCGCGCACGTTTGACTTCCGTACCGATGGCGATATGTTGGCCGACATTCAAGCTGCCCGTGAAGCGGGTGCGCCTGACGTTGTTCAACACGCGCTGATCTATCAATACATCAACAATCGCTACTATGCCGATAGCGAAGGTGCCGCGGTGTTCAATGTAATAGTGTCAGCCGACCGACTACTGACCCTTTCAAGCGAGGCAATTACCCAACGCAAGGCACAGGGTATCGTACAGAATTGGGAGGTCGTTTTGCATGATAGTGCCGTTCAGATCATTAACGAACTGATCGCGGCCGATCCTACATACCTGACCAAAGACCTGACCGAACAAGTGGCCGAACTGGTCGCAGCGGCAAAGGAAAAGGCACCCGCGATCACAAGCCGAGAGGATGCTATCAATCGGATATTAAATGGCTGAGTTCTCGGCAGCGGTTCAGGCAATCGTGGACGACAAACTTGAGCGTCTCGAATCTGTTCCTGCAAATTTCTTTACTAAGATGGGGCAAATCGAAAAGAAAAGCCTCAACAAGATACTTCGCCTGCTCGATCAGCTTGACTACGTTGGCGGTAATGTAGCGGTAACTAATGCGAATCTGTTAAAGGTTGAGGCGTTGACCGATGCCATGCGCGAAGTGCTGACGGGCACAGAATATGAAAGTGCACTATCCGAACTGCTCAAAGAGATGGACGCGCAGGCCGCTTTGACCTATGCCTACTTTGATGCGACCACGGGAAAATTGACCGTTCCGAAAATCGCCCAGGACATATTGAGACAGCGCAAACGGCTCACGGTTGAGTCATTGCTCAATATGACCGATGAGCGGTTGTCTGTTCCCATGCGCACTGCTTTAGCTAATGCGGTATCGGGTGGATCAAGTCGGCAAGGTCTGATCGACACCGTTCGGCTGTTGACGATTGGAGATGAGACGGTAGATGGCCGTCTGCTATCCGCGACCCGTCAGATAGTATCCGATACGTTCGCCCTTGCGGATAGTGCCGTCACAAACGCGGTGGCCGATCAATTGGGCCTGAGTTGGTATCTGTACACAGGCGGCCTGATCGACACTACACGCCCATTTTGCAAGGCACGATTGGGTAAATTTTTCCATCGTTCGGAGGTTGAATCATGGGCCGCGCAGGACTGGGCGGGCAAGATGGCGGGCACCACACCACAGACCATTTTCGTGACTCGTGGCGGCTACAACTGCCAACACGCGCTATTACCTGTTTCGGAGTCAATTGTACCTTTGGCCGACCGTCAAAGAATCAAATCAGCATAACCATGTTGCAAGTCATTATCAATTACCTGAATTTGCAACTATCGCTCCTGAACTATTGGGAGTCGCTGAACTGCCTTTGTGAGATCAAAAAAGATACTGAGGGCATCGCTCAACCCGCAGCCTATGTGTCACAGGGGCAATGGCAGGCGGTTGACTTCGATAACGCTGACGGCATGGGGTATTGGCGGTTGCGTTCAGAGGTCACAACGTCAGCGGTCGCAAATCAGTACTCACCACGCAAACGTGCCGAGCGTTCGTTCCCGTTGCGTTTCGTATTCGCGGTAAGGAGGTCGAAACTGAGTGCCGATGATGCCTATTCATTTCAAAGGATAGCCGACACCGTTACAAAGAATCTGACCGCTGACAATGGCCCGCTAATGGCACAGATCGGGGCGGCATCGGTGAAAGTATTGGTAACAGCAGCCGATGGCGACCCGCAAAAGGTTTGGTCTGAGGAAACCGAGGGCACTCAGACACTTGAGCCGCATTATGAGTTAGTCTATGGTGCGTTGAACGTTGATGTTACCGTGACCGCTGATATAGCCTGTTTCGCAAATGAGTGTGACGGCATCGACCCCGATATTCTGCATACCTTCGACTTCTGCAAGCCGACCGTAATTGACCGTCTGACCGATGAACAGGTCACTTGTTTGGAGGCGGCACTATGCGACACACCATCAACGCTATGCGAACAACTGGCCGAGGTTGCCCCTGAAGATGTTGTGGCCGATGTGTTTGACTGCCTGACACCAGAGGCGCAGGATGCACTACTTGAGGCCGAGTGCGTAATACCGCCATGCGACCCCGTGACCGTGGAGATAAACGGCACCGAAGTAGGCACCCCTGCAAGTGGATCGACATTTTCCGTAAAAGTAACATTAGACGGCAGCGAGGCAGGGTCATGGGACGGTGTTGACACATGGGAGGTGACATCAGACCCATGCGCAGATGGCACCATCACAATAAACGGAGACTCATACGGAACCGTGCCAAGTGGCGGCACAGAGAACATTCAAGTAGTAACAGATGCCACACCATCAAGCCCCGTAGGCAGTCTCGTTTCGGGTCAATGGGTCATCGGTAACGCCCACATGAATATCAACGGAACGAACGTAGGAAATATCGAGGCCGAGGATACCGCGAATAAGTATGTTAAAGTCAATGGCACTCAGATAGGGTCGTGGAATAACCCAACGCAAACGTGGAATATCGTTGTAAAGCAGGGGGGCGTTCAGGTCGGGTCAAACGTGGGAAACGAATGGATAGTACCCGCGTGCCCAGCTACCTACACGCTATCACTAGCCACCTCATCAGCGACACCCGCATACGGTGGGTCATTCACCATTACGGCAACGGCAACAGGACTAACGCCAACGTCCTACACATTCAGCTACCCATCGGACAGCATAGGTGGGTATGCCCGCACCACTCAGGTAGGCAACGCATTAGCCATCACCGCGCGTGGCTATTCGACTCAGACCATCATGGTAACTGCTACTGATGGGGTGACAACCGTAGGCGCGACTATTCAGGTCACGGTGCAGGACACGGCAGCGGTCGCGGCATACCTTGCTAATATCCCAACGCTGACCGCAACAGAAATAACGGTAGTACGGTTGCTGGCCTATCGGTCTATTGAGGTCGGATTGACGGCATCGGCCATATATCCATTCAGGGGCGCATCAAGCACCAACGCAAAATGGAACCTTGCCAACTCAGGCAACAGCATGACATTTAACGGTGGGTGGACGTTCAGCTCATCAGGTGTGACGGCAAACGGAGTTAATTCGGATGGTGACACGGGGCTGAATAACAACGCATACCCACAGAATAGCCTAATGTTTGCCCTATACAACCGAACAGACGGAGGTAGTGGCGCGGATGTTTTCGGAGCTATCAGCCCGCGAACTCAATTTGCCGTTAAATGGGCGGCAGCTGGAAACATAACAGCATACGACATCAACAACACAAGCACCGCGCACTCCATGACACCGCCTACTGATGTTCGAGGTTTTTGGGCCGCATGGCGTTTCGGTGCCAATGCACTTATGGTATACCACAAAGGGCCTAACGGTGAAAGGTGGGGCTATGCAACGACCGCATCATCGGCCCCCGCATCAGGCAACATCAAGCTGAGTGCGGGCGCGGTCAGTGCTCCAACAAACAGAAATTACCCATTCTTTGCCATATATTCCGCGCCAATATCGGCAATATCGGTGCTACAACTTGAGCAGACGGTTAACGCACAAATGACCGCGCTTGGATTAAACGTGTACTGACATGATTGCACACATCACAGACGAACAGGCAACAGAACTGACTGGCCGCGAATGGCAACCCGACTGCTATTTTGCCCCGTTCAAGACTCAGGACGGATGGGCCATATCCGAACAGGAGGTAACAGGCTGCGAGACTAAGGGCCTCGAATGGGTCTGCAAGCTGGAGTTAGTGGACTACGTGCCTGAACAAGTAGAATTACCATGAGCAAAACAATGGAAATCGACCTGACCACCTACGCTCCGACCATCGCCACCGCTGCGGCAGGCGTGGCTACTACAATCATGGCATG